TTTTCACGTATGTGTAAGGGAGAGTGGTCTCCACCAGATGACTTTAAGTGGAAGATGATAACCACTAAAGAAGGTCTACTCACAATGATAGAAGAAATAAAAGACTCAGATAAGATTATATCCTACGACATTGAAGCGTCGAGTTTAGAGTCTAACGATGACGAAAAACTATTTATGATAGGTATAGGAGCAGAACACTGCAACTATATAGTACCCTTAGAAGGTAACCCCTGGACTATTGACTATTCAATAGAAGAAGCTAAGAAAGTACTACGTTCTTTGTTAAGTAAGAACAACCTATACAAGATTGCACAGAACGCTAAGTTTGATAACAGGTGGCTTAAGACACGTGGAATTAGTCCTTATGTAAACTTCGATACCTTCCTTGCAAGTTATGTGTTGAACGTAAATACACCACATGGATTAAAATACATGGCTAAAACATATTTAGGAGCAGCTGACTATGATGAAGGTATAGAGTTCAAGAAAGACTTGACTACAGATGAATTCATGTCTATGGCGAAATATTGTGCCTTAGACGTTTATTACACACGTAAACTATACTTTGTACTAAGAAACGAATTAGAGAAGGATAAGGGTCTAAATAGGGTGTTTAAGTATATAGTCATGCCTGGGGAAAGAGTACTCCAAAATATAGAAGAACGAGGGGTATATGTAGATAAGGACAAATTAAAACAGGTAACTGAAGAATATGAAAAAGAGAAAAAACGTATAGAAGACGATATAAAAGTATTACTTCCTAAAAAGTGGAAGGGAGAAATAAACACTAACTCCCCACAACAGTTAGCAGAACTACTGTTTGATGATTTAAAACTCCCAGTCCAGGAACGTACACCTACAGGAAACCCATCAACAAGCAGGTCGGCTTTGTTAAGGCTTGTGGATAAGCATAAGTTACCGCAGTTGATATTAGAATACAGGACGTACGAGAAAGCACTTAATGGTTTCTTGCACCCCTGGGCTAATGAGTATCTTGTGGATAGTGATAGGTTACACACTACTTATAACATAGCACGTACTGCTACAGGACGTTTAAGTGCAGAAAACCCTAACCTACAACAAGTACCACGAGATAAGAAAGTACGTCAACTTATAGCAAGTAAGCCTGGTTTTAAGTTTATAGAGGCAGATTACTCTCAGATAGAGTTACGTGCTGCAGCTTTTATAGCTGGGGAAAATAACATGAAGAACGTCTACAGAAAAGGGGGAGATATTCATACAACTACTGCGTCACAAATAACCCACACACCTATGGAAGATATAACATACGAACAAAGAACAGGAGCAAAGGCAGTAAACTTCGGATATTTATATGGTATGTGGTGGAAGTCTTTTAAAGACTACGCCTTCGACACCTACGGTATGGTCTTCACAGATGAGGAGTCTCAACAGTCGAGAGATAGGTATTTCAAGGCTTACCCAGGTTTATTAAAGTGGCACCAAAGACAGATAAGAGAAGTAAACAAGTACAAACGTATAAGGACACCTACTGGACGTATTAGACATTTACCGAACGTTAATAGTCCTGATAGTTATTTAAAGTCAAGGGCAGAAAGACAAGCAATAAACACACCTGTACAGTCTTTCGCAAGTGATATGACGTTATTAGCTATGATTATGTTAGATAAACAGTTAGAAACTAAATACGGAGATAAGGCATACATGGTAGGTCAGGTACATGACGCTATTATGGTAGAAGCTAAAGACAGTATAGCAATAGATGTAGCTAAAGATGTTAAGGGTATAATGGAATTAGTCCCTAAGGTATTAGCCAGTCATTTTGATGTTTATTTAGACCTTCCCATTGTAGCAGATGTGGAAATCGGTGAGGGTTGGGGAATCGGTGAGGAGCTTGAAATCTAAGGGTTTCAGGCTTTCTCAAAAACTTTTTTAAAAAATTTCTTGACAAATTAATCAAGGTTTGCTATAATGAAATCAAGGTTGAAGGACAAAGCAAACTGACTAAAATTCTCAAAGAAAGGAGAACAACCATGAGTAAAGGAGTAAGAACAGATAAGTTAAGACGTAGACCAGAGAAAGTAAGGTACTACTATTTAGCAGTAAGTACTACAAAGTTACACACAGGTATAAGTTATGGTGGACTTGATTACGTAGAAAAAAATCATGGAGTAGAAGAACTTTATTTATCCGACCTATTAACTAAGAAGATAACTAAGATAGAAGAACCTATCGAAGACTTTATGAATAGGTGGCGTATGCACTATGATGACCCTAAGTGGAACTACGAAAAGGAAATCGAAGAAAATATACCTGCACCAAAATTTGATTAAGGGGGAATAAAAAATGGCACGTGGTTCAGCAAGTAAAGTTTACAGATGGAGACGTTGTAAACATAGGGTTTGGTACTCTGATATGCTTGAGATAGAACGTAAGATAGAGTCTATAGCACCATCAAAGGGTATACTAATACACAATGCTTTAGCTACTCACTACTCAGGTGGAGACTGGACAAAGCCTATCAAAGAACTTAAACCTGACTTAGAAAACGTATTTGACGAAGAAAGACAAGACTGGATTAATTTAGCAAGTGACACCTATAAGATATTACGTGGCTATTTCAACGCTTATAGGGGAATAGACAAAGACATAAAGACGTTAGCAACAGAAGTAGAATTTGAGATACCTATAGGAGAAAACCACACATATTCAGGATACATAGACTGGATATTTGAAGACTCAAGAGGTGTGTGGGTAGCAGACCACAAGACTGCAAGTACACTACCTAAAGACTTAGACCTATATAACGATTTGCAGACATTTATGTACTATGAAGCAGTTAGGACAGACGAGAAACTTAAAGAGATAATTAAAGGCAAAGAGTTACAAGGCATAGTATTTAACCACATAAAAAGCTCTCCACCTAAAGAGCCTAAGATACTTAAAAGTGGAGAAGTATCAAGAGCAAAGTGTAATACTGACGTAGCTACATACTTTGACGTAGTTAAAAAGCAAGGGTTAAACCCTGAAGACTACAAAGAAATGATAGACAAACTTAAGGACAATGTGTTCTACAGACGTACTAAAGTACCTATAAGTGAAACAACTCTAAGCATAATAAAAGATGAAATAGAAGCTACTTTAGATGACGTAGATAGGTATACTGCTTTTTATGAGAAGTATGGAGAAGAAGGCAAGAGAAAGTTTACACGTACTATGATGAAACAACGTTGTAATTGGGACTGCCAGTATAGAGATTTATGTTACGCAGAATTGTCAGGAATGAATATTGATGGTATGATAGACGCAGACTACCGTCCAAAACAAAGGAGAGAAGAAGATGAGGAAGATGAATAGAGATGAATTTAGAAATAGGTTAGAAGGATTAATGAGCGACGACGGTAAACTTAACATAGATGAAGTACTTAAACTATCTAAAGACATAGGAGACTTAATGGAAGAAAGTGCCTTAGCAGGTAGTAGACCTTTAGGTGTGGTAAAGATAGAACTACACCACAATGCTAAAGGTGTAGCAGCTCAAGTTAAGTTTGACGAGTTACATGGCTTAAGCCTAATAAGAGTTGGACTTAACAAGGAGAGAGACCAAAAGTTAGAAGAAGAATTAGATAAGACGTTAACAGACGTAAGTCAAGTAGTAACAGAGAAATTAGCAGAGACTATTTTGAAGTATGGTGTTCACAAGGTAGATATTTCAAGGTATGCAGATATTATTGGAGGATTAGATATATAAGGGGGTGTAACAAATGGCTAAGAAGAAAGACGCATTAGACACTGCATTAGAGTTTATAGAAGACGTAGATGATGATACAGCTGTATTAACGTTTGACGAACCCGAAGACACTATGGAAGAAGTTATAGGGGTTGTAGAAGAAACAGAAGATACTTTAGACGAAGACGATACCATGATGTCTGGTATAGAGTCTCTTATAACTGACATAGATGACTCAGTAGAAAACCTCACATGGCTTGTATATGGCAAGAATGGTACAGGTAAGACTACCCTACTATCCACAGTAGATGGTATGTTAATACTGGCTCCTGAAGATGGTACGTTAAGTATAAAAGACAAGGCAAAAGACGCAAAGAAACTTAAAGTAGACACTTGGGACAAAATGGAACAAGTATATTGGCTACTTAAAAGGTCACCACGTAAAAAAGGTGGCATAGCTATCAAGACTGCTAAGGAAGAATTTATAGTTAAGTCTATAGGAATTGACACAGTAACAAAACTTGCAGAAGTATGTATGAGAAACGTAATACTTGGAGATAAAGAAGACGATGAGTCTCACGACGTTTTAACTAAACGTCTTAAGGACTGGGGAGATATGTCCGATAAAATTAAGCACTGGCTACAAAAGTTTAACGAACTCCCTATACAGAAAGTTTGGTTATTCCAGGAAGACTCAAATAGTGATAGCTTAGATGATGACGAGTATAGCATATATCCTGCAATAAACAGAAGCGTAAGGATATACTGTCAATCAGAGGCAGACGTAATAGCAAGGACGTATATAGCGAAAACAGAAAAAGGGGTACAGTTTAGGCTTTCTGCTAAACCTAACCCACACTACGTAACAAAAGACAGAACAAATAGTTTAACTAAAGTAGTTGCCAACCCTGACCTAAGTAAAATATATAACTTAGTGTTTGGGGATAAAAAATAATATATAAAGGAGAGTATAACAATGGCTAAATTTAAAGTAGATTTTTCAGATGTAGAAGAAACGTCAGCAGAGGTAGTACCTGGTAAGTACGTTGTTCAGGTAGAAGACATAACACAAGAAGAAGGGGAAGAATACCCATATCTTAGGTGGCAGTTAAAGATTTTAACAGGTAAGAGTAAAGGACTACACGTAAGACACATAACAAGTTTCAAACCTTCTGCACTATTTAACTTGAGAAACACCCTTATAGCATTAGGGCTAAAAGTACCTAAAGCTGCAGTAGCTATAGATACTAAGGCGTTAAAAGGCAAGAGATTTGGAGTAGAAATAGCTATGAGAGAATACAAGGGTAAAGACTACCCTAACGTTAAAAAAGTGTTCCCTGAGTCAGACCTTATAGAAGTAGACGAACCTGCTTCAGTTGACGTAGATGATGACTTAGACGAAATCATGGACTTATAAGAATGGCTTATGGATTAGGACAGTTTGGGGACGGTAGTGGAAACTATCGTCCTTCTGACGTAGATGGTAAAAGACCTCCAAAAGAAACCACAATACTCAACAATGCAGTAAAAGAAGCTAACAAGAAGTTTAAAAATATATTCATAGTAAAAATTCATGGGAGCGGCTACCAACGTTCAGGATTACCTGACGTTTACGTAGCTATCAACGGTAAGTCTTTGTGGGTAGAATTTAAACGCCCAGGAGCAGATACCACAAAACTCCAAAAGAGAACGTTAGAAAAGTTAGATAAGGCAGGTATATATTGTGGTACTGCAGAAAGTACCGAGACGTTTTTAGAAATGATATCTCACTTATTAAATTAAATAAAACCCCTATCGGGGTTTTATTTTATTTAATCTTCTCTTTTACTATATAAGTGTCATATCCATCACTTTTTAACCTCTCCACAAGCCCTTCGGCATTTCTTCTGAATTTGAAAGCACCAACCTGAACTTTGTAGAGCGTATTTTCGTCTCTCCCGTCCGTTTTTGATGACCTTAAGGGTAAACCTACACCTTTAGCAAAACCTTCGGCAGTGGCTAAATATAAGCCTCTAAAGAGATTTTCGTCATTTAGGAACTTATTATCCTTCGTATTATCCACAAATAGGTTTTCTACCAGTATAGCAGACATTTTTGTCTCCCTTAGGACACAAAAGTTAGCACTTTTCATTCCTCTATCCACAAAACCATGTGGAGCTAAGTAATCCATAACTGTTTTATGTAAAACTTCCCTTATATTTTCTGACGTCTTAAAAGGGGTAGTATAAACAAACGTTTCGTACCCAGTAGCTTTTCCATTAAAGGCGTTACAGTGCAGCGATAAAAAATAATCTGCGTCTATAGCGTTAGCCATCTTAGGTCTGTCTTCTAACTCTACTGTGGAGTCGTCTATACGTGTCATTAAATATGTACCTTCAAAATTTTCAAGAAAATATTTATGAACTATTTTGGCACCTTTTAAATTAAAGTCTTTTTCTCTGTCTCCAAAACCTACGGCACCAGGGTCTATCCCCCCATGTCCAGGGTCAATAACCACAATAGGTCTTTCTAATTCTTCAAAGTCCATAGCCTCTAAAACTGTTACAGGCATTGTATTACCCATCTCCATTCCTCCTCTTGGATAATCTAAAAAAACGTCTCCATAAGCCATCATCATAGCGTCATAGGCACCGAGTGTATAAAAAGCCTCTTGTAACTCATAGGCTGTGCACTTCTTAACTAAAAATATTAACTTATTGTTTTCCATAAGTCCCACACCCATACGTTTTATACTCTTAGTTTTAACTATACTTAAAGAGCTTTCCATATTTGTACGTTTCCCTGACCTAACTAACATACAACTTCCTGAAAATATAAAACGTGCTTGAAGTGACTTTCTAACATCATACCTATCTACTATTTCACAGCCGTTATCTCTGTAAACTATAAGAGACGGCAAATCATCAGGTAAGGCGTTGTGCATAAGACCATTTGTAACGACAGCACCTTTAGGCATACCCTCCTCATCATAAGGGTTAGCCGACATTCTAAGAGGTAGGGTAGGATTACTACCACTTGTACTTAGATGTAGATTTTCTGGTTTTATTATATATCCTTGTAGTAATCCCATAGTTACCTCCTTATTTATTCCACTTTACTTCACTCATTCCTGAGTCGTTAAAAACTCCTATAAGTACTCCTATAGAGCACAGAGCTTTGACTGTTACGTCTATCTTGTCCACAGGTATATTTACTCCCCATGTGGTAAGTATAAGTACGACTAAACTTACTATACTTATAATTGTTTTAGTGTTAGTTAGTCTTTTTAAAAGTTTATCGCTCATTGTAGCCTCCCTTTTTTATGAAGTAATCTTGTATGCTTTCTTCCCATTCCTCTATGCTACGTTGTTCTTGTTTTATCTTATGTCTAAGGGCTTCAAGATTACCATTAGGTTTCTTACCTTCTATCAGTTTCTGCGTTAATATATCAGTGTACTCGTTTTGGTTACTTTGCATTTTAGAGAGCTTAAGTAATCCTCTAAATATATACTCATTTTCCTCTTTGCGTGACATTCCATTTTGACGCATAGTTCTAACGTCGTCTTTTATAGGTGTCAATAAATATCTAAGTCCTGCAAACACGCTCGTAATTATAAGACTTGCTATAGAAATAAGAGTGATTATTAATTGTAATAAATTTGTTGTAGTATCCATAAACCTCTCCTCTTATACGTTACGGTGTGTAGTAAACTCTTGGAATATTCTCCAATTCAGGTGTCCATTTTGGAACGTCTTTACCTTCTCTACGAAGTCTGGTGATGTACTGTTGAAGTTGGTCTCTATAATCATATGCCTGGTTATTACGTACATTCTGTTGGTTTTTAAGAGGAAGTACGCTATCTAACAAGGCGTAAGTCAATGGGTTTCGTGGTTTCAATGGGTCTTCCATTTCTCCCGTCGCTTGGCTTATTCCCTGACCTAAAGCCTTACGTAAGGACTGAACCACACCAAACTGTTGAGTTGCGTAATCAAGTTGCTTAGGCACCACTTCAGGTGCTCCCTCCCAGTTTGGTAATATAGGGGCTTTTTCTCCCTCATACTTCTCTATAGGACTTTGGAACCTAAGATTAGTATTAGCTGTAATTTCCATTGGTGTCTTTACAAGAGGGTGAAGCATATCTAAAACGTTGGTTTGGAACAAGTCACCTGCGTTATACTTAAGTCTTGATAAATCTGCAAGAGGTAAGTTCCAGTTTAAATACCTAACGTTACCCTTATCATCTACACTTATAGGTATAGCTAAGCCTTCTTTTAGGTAGTCCTGGGTGTCTATATCCTGTCCCAAGAAGTTGTCATTAGAAACAGCCCTGTGGGAGGAGTCTACCAAGTGTGCTACCATACCTACTTTGTTGTGCTCTGTTAGCAACATTCTCATTTGAATAGGCAAGTTCTTTCTCATGTATGTGTAATACGGAGCTATACGTCTAAATTTGTTTCTTTCTATAGACGTTAGGTCTCTGTAGTCTACATGGAAACGTCTTACATCTGCTGCTGCGTCTTCAAAGCTCATGCCTTTCTTTAGTCTGTCAATAAAGTGGGATAGTCTTGTCCAGGTCTCTACAAAGTCTCCTGCCTCCATACCGACGTTCTTTATCTTACCTAAAGCGTCATCTGAAGACTTAAGTACTTCCCTCTTTATTACTTTTTCCATATTTTCTATCAAGTTACCTTTGGATATACCAGACCAACCTAAGCCCATTTCCTCAAACTTTTCCATTATCTCAGTAGCCGTAAATTCTTTGTTACCGAATTTAAAGAGCTTTACGTTTTCTCCCCTGGCTATAGCTTTTTCCATGCCTTCTAAAGGCATAGCTGAGGCTGGTATTTTAGGAGACCCCTTAAACTGTCCTGTCTCAGAAGCGTCTAAGAGAAATTCTTTTTTCACTCCGTCAACGTCCTTAACTACACGCCTATACATAGGCTTACCTTTATGGTACATATCGTCGCCTATCTTAGTTATGTCGTCAGTCTTTATCTGCTTAAGGATATCCATAGCTTCTTTGTGGGACTTTAAGTCCACCCCTGCAAACCAGTTCATCATAGGCTCACCTATCCAGTTTTTAAGAAGGAAAGACGGGTTTAATGACGTTTGGGTTCGCTTAATCATATTGGTTAATTTATCATAGTACTCTAAGAGTTTCTGTTCTCCCTGGTTGGTAGTAAACGCCTGGGTAACTCTTGTAAACTGGTTAGCCATATCAGGGTGGACGAAGAATACGTCATCTCCTAACTCTGTCTTAACCAATCCATGCTTATGTTGGGTACTTATGATATCTTCAAAACCTTCTATTTCTTTCATGCTTGTTTTCAAGCTATCTGTAAAACGTCTATTTAAAGCTACTCTTAAACTTTCGTGATTTCTAAGAGCCATTGACGTTATTATATCGTCTACGTATTCCATATCAGGGGCTTCAGCTTCTTGCATAGCAATAGATTGAAACTTCTTTTTAAACCCTGGACTATGAACAGTTGATGTTGCTCCTTTCATAGCGTCTTTTTGGGTTTGTGTTACACTTATAGCACCTAAAGCGTCTTTACTCTTTTTAGGGTAGTGTCTAACATATTTCCCTGTGTTTTCTTCTAATAATTCCACAGGGTCTACCCCTTCTACTCCATGAAATACTAATCCTCTATTAGCGTCAAACTGCAGCATAGACTCATTAAATTCTTTAACCTTAGCAGCCATGCTCTCCACTATAGACTTTTCATCAGGAGTAAGTTTTAGTGCGTTGTACTTCTTAGACAACGCTCCTACAGCTTCTAATTTTTGTAAGGCTTCTATAGCGTCTGTGTCTGCTGAGTCTATAGCTTCTCCTGCTATGTACTTCCAAGTAGCTCTTGCATATCTGTCATTTTCACGCTGTATATACGTTGTTAAAGCCCTACGCAACTTTTGGTTACCCAAGAACTCTGGGTTATTTTTAAAGAGTCCTGTGGCTCCCCTAAGTGCTTGTTTAGCAAGTCCAGTTTCCTTGTGCAAGAAGGTTGTAACATCATCTGCAACGTCTTTACCAAGTTTATAAAGATGTGGAACCTTCTTAAGTCCACTACTTATATAGTCTGGTTTAAATACCCAACCTGCTATATCTACTAAAGGTTTTATAGGGTTAAGCTCTACAACTGCCTGGGTAGCCTTACGCATACCTTCACTAACCACAGTATCTGATAGGTCAACTAAGGGTTTAACTGTCCCTGTAAAAGGATTGTGGTACTTAAGCATAAACCTACCTGAAGCGTCGTCAAGTACTTGTTGGATACCGTTTGAGAACTCAACACCCTTATCTATTTTCTTAATCTTACTTCGTATTGAACGTTCATTATGTAGTGCGTCTCTTAGGGTTCTTGCAGGGTTTTCCCTCAATTTACCTAAGTCGTCTGTCATAGTGCCAAGTAGCTTGTTAGCACGTTCAATTATTTCTCCTCCACTTGCCTTGTCTCCGAAAGCGTTAAAAAGCGTTTGTATCATAGCTACTTCTTCATCAGGCATAGTCTTTAAGTATAAAGAAGCACGTGGGTCAGTAACGTCAAATAAGTTAGCCATTACTTTCTTCTTGTCTTCTAATGTGTACCTAATAGCATTTTCAGGGGAGAATATATTAATCATCTCATCTAAAACGTCGTTTTGCTTCATAGGGTCAAGTTTACGTATGTCAAAAGCCCCTGAGGTTACGTTCTTTCCAAATAAGTTACCTGAAGCTCCATACCTTGTGCTTAGGGTCTTGTTAAGAGCGTCTGTAAAATTACTCTTAGTGTGCCCTAACTGTTGTATAGTGTCACCTATCATATCTTTATTAACTACATCAAGACCATTATCTAATATGTACCTTGCTGTACCTAAGTCTACTTTTCCCACACCGTCTATATTCCCAAGTTGCTTGGCTATCTTCATAACAAGCTCACTTGAGTTTCCATGCTTACTCGCCATCTTAGTTATTGCGTCTTCAGAACGTCCAAAGGCTTGAGCTAAGCTGGTAACTAAATCGTCTGCACCCTCTGTTATACCTGCCTTTATAGCTTTTTCTCCAAGCTCCTTACCTGCTGTTTTAGCTAAGCCTTTCTTAGCCATAGCCTTTCCTGCAGCTAAAGTACCTGCAGTTAGATAGGTAGTAGGGTCTAAGACTACATCTCCCACAAACCCTAACAAACCCCTTAGGGTGTTGCTAAAATTTAAGGAGCCATCACCGTTTTTAGCCTTTCCATACCAAGTATAAGCGTCGTTGTTTTCCCAACCTAAGTTGTCAAGCACATCTGTGGTATAGGACTTACGTGCTCCTGTAAGTCCTTGACCCATACCTTTTAAAACGTCTCCAAAACTATCTTTCTTGTCATCAGTAAGGTCTTCTAACATATTAGTAACCATGTACTGTGGGCGTTGTATAACGTCAAGAACAGTCATAAGACCGTTCATAAGGGAAGGAGATTTCCTTTCAGGAACGTCGAAACCTCCTGCCGTTAAACTTGTCTTCTGGTGGTCTACAACCTTATGAGGGTTATTTTCAGGTATAAGAGGGTTATTCTCATACTTATCAAAGGCATAAGAACTCTTAACAGTATTCATAGACGACATAGAACCCAAGTCCCTATAAGTATAAGGTTCTTTAACTTCCTCTCCATAATTAACTAAAGAAAGTAACTTATTAGATAATTGCGTCCCGTCTGCTTTTGTTCTTGTGAATGTATTACTTCCTAATGCCATTTATCTTACCTCCTTAATAAGGGGTGTACCCTCCACTTACCCCAAAACCACTGCTAAACCCTGTCCAGTCTGGAAAAGAATTGGAAGTAGGTTGTTTAAGTCGTGTATTATTGTTTTGGTTTTGCTCTTGAGCTATCTTATCTCCATGATACGCCTTTATATTGTCTATGTAGTACTGCTTAGCTTCTTCTGTTAAATTAGGAGATGACTGTATTAAGTCTATTGCTTCTGTTGCTTTTATGTTATTAGTTCTTATAGCCTCAGACATCTTAGGAAACTCAGTCTGCACCCACGCTATTTCACTCTTAATTCTTTCTGTCTCATTCATAGTTTTAGTATACTCAAACTTGTCCCGTTCTAACTGCAACTTAGGGTCTATCTCATTAGACTGTTGGGTAGCAGCTGAGTAACTCTTATTAGTGCCATATATACTTGAAGCATACTGTTTATCTGTTCCGTATATAGAAGCGTCATACTGCTTATCTGTTCCGTATATATTTGCGTCGTAGCTCTTATCCACACCATATCTCTGAGTTGCGTCGTTCATCTTAGCTATATCCCAATTTTGGTCTAAACCTGAATAATACTGCTGATTTTGTAAGTTCTGACCTCTCTCCTGAAGTCCTGCCTGAGCACCTTGTATTCCTATCTGAGCCATAGTGTTCCTATCCTGAGTCATCATACTATTTAACGTATTCTGATGGCTACTTAATGCTCCTATACGTGCCTGAGCCATACTTATTATAGCCTGGTTTAATTGGTTTTGAAGGTCTCCAAACCTCTGTCCCACAACCTGTTGAACTTGCGTCAACTCATTCCTGTTCATTCTGTCAAGCATTTCTGCATATACACCTGATTGAACAAGTCCTCTTGCGTTAAGGTCTTCCAGTGCCTCATCTCTCATACGTGACGCTTCGTCTTTTATAAGTCCTATAGCAGCACGTAACCCTGGGTCATCTCCACCCATCTGAGATTTAATCTGTCCTAATACTTGAGCCTCTAATTGGTCTAACATACCTACCATATTCTCGTACTGAGCAGCTACTGCTGCTGCGTGTTCTGCACTTTGTTGAGCGAACTGAGAACCTATAGTCCTAAAGGTGTCCATTGTAGACCCTATGTTAGTTATGCTACTCTCCATCTCTTGTTGAGGTTGTTGCTGTGGTTGTTGAGTAGGCTCTTGATAGTCGTTATTTCTATCATCTCTACTACTTCTTGGTTGTCCGTAGTTAGGGGCAACATTGTCTACTTTAGACCCTGTACCATCTGCGTTTTTAACGTACCAGTCTCCTCCTGCAGTCTTAACATATGTTCCTTCTCCTACATCTTGGGTACCTTCTTTATCCATGTAAGTCTTTCCATTTATTATGTACCCCGAAGTTTTCAATCCTCCTGAAGTTACTATATCAGTCTTTACTGGTGTGTAGGAACTCCCAGAAGAAGGTGCACTTTGGGACGTTGGTGTATAGCTTACGTTATTAGATGGCTCATCTTTTTTATATTGGTCTGATATAGGGTAGTTTTTATAATAAGACGCCTTAGGGGCAGTCTCTTTCATGGACTCCCTTTCTGCCTTATTAAATTCCTCCCTTGAATACTTATCTTCTTTTGCATAATTTGTACTGCCTGGTCTTCTTAGCCTTGCCATTTATTTACCTCCATTTCTTAGCTTGTAGATACTAATACTGTTGCCGATAGTACCGAAGCTGGATATGTAGCGTTTGAAGTTTTCATTTTTAATAATAGTGTTTGCCCTACACTTGGTGGCTCGAAGGTAGGTGATTGCATTACTTCCACGTCCCCTGACGACGTAGAAACTTCTGCTATCTTACCCTCAATACCATGTAGTTCAAACGTTGCAGTAGCAGTAGGGTCTCCTGTAGTTCCCACAACCTCTAACATAAGAGTTACATTATCTCCCCAAACTGTGTCCCAGGGTAGATAACCGCCTACGTTTACTAATGTAGTAGACGTAGTTGAAAAAGGCTCTGCTAAAGCAAATATTGAGTACCTAAGTAATAATCCTGTCAATTTCTTAGGCGTTACTGTCCTGTCTTTTATTATAAAACCCTCTAATCCTTCGGGAAAGTTGGTACTGTCGAGGTAGTTAACGGCAGTACGCAATCTTTCCACAAACATCTTAAAAAACGAAGGACTCCATTTTCCAGGGGGTTTCTCTGAATTTAGATAACCCATTGATTACCTCCTATAAGTTCCCTGATGGTACGGCACCTCTTACCACATACTCTATGGTTATACCCTGGACTCCACAACGTCCTCTAAGTCCTATGGTTAGCATTCTACCGAGCACTGCGTTGTATAATGGAGGTAAGACACGTCTTGTATGCTTAGCCTCATTACCTGCAGGAATTACTGTGGTATAAGTACCCTTTAGTACTCCATCTACGTATAAGTCTACATATAAAGTGCTTTCTGATGGTGTACCTTCTAAGTCTAAATATATGTTTCTAAATAATTTGTATCTTTCTGCGTAGTCGAAATTAAAGTCTTTTGATTTCCATTCATATTCTATTATATCATTGTCATCATACCTTGTCACGTCTACAACGTAGGTCTGTCCTTTTTCGCTACTTCCTCCTATTAAAACGTCCTCACCATACTGGTTAAACTTAAGCCAGTTGCTTATTTCCCAACCAGTATTTATAGTCCAGGCGTTTCTAAGGAAGTCATAAACCCATACCTGGTTGTTTGTAAGGCTGCCCTCTGACGGTAGGGAAACAAACAGTTTGTTCCTCCAATAAACCATAGAAGCCTGGGTCAGCTTACGTTTATTTATAGTATCCCAGTGGGGTATCAGTCTCTCCGTTGCTACTGCACTATCAGCTAAGTCGGTAAACCTTATACCGTCCTGTGCTACGTAACATATATACTTTCCTCCCTGGGTTATAGCATACTGTCCAGTACACCCTGCTTCTGAGTCTAACCAGGATACGTTGTAGTTAGAGGTCTTATTACCTGTTAAAAGTGCCATTGAACGTTTTTTAGATATTAGTAAATTTTGTCCATAACGTATCATGGCTGTTATATAATCTCCATCTTCAGGGTTAAAATCTATGAAGTCAAACGCTCCCCAAGTTTCAGGGTCTAAAATATTTGAGTACCTTACCCTTGATGGGTTTTCTGCGTCTACACCCCATACCCTGTTGTGGTGGGTAGTAACTATCTTCATAGGTGCTATTCCTCCACCGAGGGTTTCTATAGTCGCTGTTAAACCGTCCCACTTCTTCATTTCATCTTTTCCATTTGCTATGATTAGAGTATCCCTAAGAGTCGTGAATGAGTAGGTTGCTCCTGTAGTAAGTCCTGAAGCTAATACTTCTGCCTCTGGAGGACCGTCCATTGATAGAGTCAATTCCTTAAGCTCCGACTTAAGACCCACAAAGATTACTTTAGCTTGTACATAATTGTTAGGAGGAGACATTAAGTTTCCGTCAACGTCTATATGCTCCCAATCAGACCACGTATCTATTCCATTAGGGCTTGAACGTGAAAGTACTGCCAGAGCACCTGAGCTGTTTATATAATCAGATACCAAACGTCCAGACCCTAAGTCCTTAGATTCGGATATATCTTTAACATCTGACGTCCATACTGGTCTTAGCTCTACGTTATCTAAGGTTACTTTAAACCCGTCCAGTATAGGTGCCTTTGTCTTATCTGTTGAAACGTTAGTAGTTATTTTAAACTTTATATAGTAGTCAGTCTGTGGTAATTCTGAGTCCACAGTAACTGGTACGTAAGGTTCCCAAACACTGTTGTTATAAGACCTTGCCATTTCCACAGAAACACTGGTGTCTCCTGATGTTAGTTTGTCTATTAATTCAAACAGTGAGGTCTCTTGTAAGTAGTCTTCTATAGGGTAAACAGGAGACTCATAAGTACCCACATCTGATTTAAAGAGCTTAGAAACGAAATATTTAAGCCCTATATGTTGAGGTGTCACGTCTAAAGTCGTATTTGGTGTTAGTGTTACTTTAAACTTAAGATACCTGTTTACTGGTAGACTATCTCCATCTGCTATAGTAGTCCAGGCACTAAATGTTACGTTATCGTCTGACACTGCTACTTCTACAGTAACTCCCGTACCTGTAGGTAGGTTGTTGAATACGTGAAGTATTGAGTCCATGTGGTTTGTGTCTAACAAGTCAAACACACTGCTTTCCCACGTTCCTGAGTGATGATAAGCTGTCTTGTATCCCACAGTAATCTCACTCAACGTAGGTGTACTAAGCCTATCAGTACTATTTGTAAAGTCAGCCCTAAACTGCATATAAGGTGCGTAAGGTATAGTTGGGGTTGTAACTTCTGAGTACGCTGTCCAGGTCACGTTATCCTGAGACGTTCTAACATATACGGTTAGAGTTGAGTCATCAGGCTCTGTGTAAATCATTGACAAGAAATCTTCACTTGTTATTTCTTCTACAACTGCTGAGAAATCAAGTACTTCAGTCTCGTATGACCCTGTGTCGTAGTATTCTTCAAAGTTAACTTCTTCTATGTTAGAGTAAAGCTCCCAACGTCTAAGGTTGTAGTCATCTGCTTTTATCCATGCGTCTGAACGTGCTATGTTGGATATACGGACTTCGTCTATTGTTCCATTCACCGGATTACTAGACCCATTACCAATAGTAATATTTTCTGTACCGGCACTATGTGCTGATACAATTTCATCCTTTAGTACACCGAGATTATATAATTTCCCACTTGTGCCATCATGGGTGATACTTGTGACCATATAGTCAGTTGTGTCATAATCTATAATATAATGGCCATAATTTAACCCAGAGCCATAGCCAAAAGATTGTTGTACTTGACTATATGGCTTTGAGTAATATAACGCATTGCCGACAGTAGCACCACGCTTATAAAAAATCATGGGGAAATCTTTACTCTGCGATGATAACGGAACATTTAACTTATTGACAAACGTGTAAGTATAATGTGCATTATTTAGACTAGCATTTTGTGTGACTAAAATATAATCATCAACACCATCAAAACTCCTAGCTTTGCCATTAAGTCCGTCTACAACCGTACTACCATAATTAGTACCATCATTTCCGTTAATTGTGCTATCTGCAAGACTACTACCCATATGTTGTACCATTACAAAATTACTATCCCAAACACCAGTAGCATTTTCTCCGTCAACTGTTTCATCTGGGTTATTGTAATACATATAGTAATCTGTGTCTGCTGAGCTTGAAACACTTGGTATTCTAACGTGAAATACTGCTTGTGAGTAATTCTGTGCGTCAACCCAAGTAGCACCATTTATGTTTCCATCATTTGTTTCTACACTATCTGTAAGAGCTGTTCCTGTGCCTTCATCAAAATTATATTCAGCAATTAGTGTTCCGTTTTCTGAAACTTTTGTGTCAAATATTTTTCCGTTTAAAGGTTTATTAAAATCTCTATTGTCATTACCAATCCAACACTCTCCATCGTTAGATACATCTCTTATAGTTAAAGTTTGTTGTGCAATAATAGTTCCATCTAAAGTTAATATCATTTCACCTGTTGATTTTCTTTCGGCAATTAAAGTGTGTCTCTTACCTATTTCGATTTCGTTAATAGAAGATATTATATCAGATATTTCTTCGTCATAAGTCATAAAACAAACGGATAAATTATTATAAATCATTACATAATACTGTTTTCCACCACTTGTATTAGAAAATCTTTTACAAAATAACATTTGGTTATTTCCAGTAATCCCTTTAACAACAAATTCCATTTCTATTTTAAATGTGTTTGTACCAAAATCAAAAGTTGAATTATCGCCAAAATTAACATAATCATCAACACCATCAAAACTTAATCCTTTTGGTTCATCGATTGTTTCCAACAATTCTCGTTCATAATCAAGCAAAGTACTTCCGTCTGACGCAGTGAAACGTATATCTTTACCGTCCGATTGAATTTTAGTAAAATCAAAATTTAGTCCCTGCCAGTACCAGTCTAAAAACCAATTAGTACCTACGTGAGGTTCTGCGTTTCCAGCAGTATTAGATTTTTTATAGTAATGATTATTGTGTATTACAACGTCTCCTTCGACGTAACTACCTGTTGAACTCCAAGCAGGTGCATTACTATCCTGGTATAACTTAGCCATTACTGGATAATTTATTTCATTAGCGTCAAATACATTGCGGTCTATAGTAAACTTCTTTGCGTTTAGGTATCCTGTCAAAGGCGTCACTCCCTGAGCATTAGGGTCAACTTGAAGTTTAACCTCTCCTGCGTCTAACTCAGTGTTAGTGTGAGTCCCTAAAGTCAAGTCCACAGAGTCGGTTTTATCTATACCTTGTTTTGTTAGTTGTATAACTTCATCTGTATCAGTTGCAACTTCAACGTTATCTAACGTTCCAGTAGACTTTCCAGTCGTTGTGTCTTCTTGGTTTGAAGCACTTTCTCTCTCATGGGTTAATCCACTCTTACCACAAACCCTTATTTTAGGGGTAGCAGTTATTGTCTGAGTAGGAGATGAAATACTCGTAATCTTTACAAATTTTGATACTGCTTTGTCATATTTTGATATACTAAAGTCAGCCATCTTTCCGTTAAACGTAAACTCAGGAGACCAGTTTGCACCATCATACTGTACCTTATATCCTACTGTTACGTCGTCAGGAGTAGCTGGAAGTATGCTATCTATATCTAACCTTATGTGGTCGTATTCCTCTAACGTAGAGCAATCAACAGCTGTGTCTAATCCAGTTATTACTATCTCACTTGGTGTCTCATAACTTATGTTAGTATATGTGCCTTCGTCCATTGAGGTCTTTTCTTGCACGTCAATAACGTAGTCCCTAAGTTCAAAACCTAAGTCTACGTTGTAAAAAGATTTTCCTGCTACTGCTGTATCAGGGAAACCATATTCCCCTTCTTTTTTAAAGGCACCCTCATGGGTAACCAAACCATTAACCACAGGCTCTGTAGCAGGTGTATACTCTATTACAGCCTCTGCTAAGTCACACTGTATACTTATAGTATATTCCTTGTCCTTTTCTAAAAGCATTGGACTTGTATAAAAATCTATAGTCTGTTCCACATCTATTAAATCAGTATCCTCTGCTCCTATTTCTACGTTGTTAGTCCATATACCAGTACCTTCGTTATTCCACAGGGTTATTGTATAAGTCGAGCTTAGTTTTTTAGGTGTCCAAAAGACTTTATAAAGTTTGACGTCCTTTAAAGTCTTAAATTTGTAACCATAAGTACTGTTAGCCGTACCTGCAGTAGCAGCTGTCTCCCAGTCCGATACTACACGTTCGTTACCTGCCTTAAGCATTAAACTACCGTCTTCTCTACCATAATCTACAAACTGGTTGGCTGCACCTAATTCCCAGTCTTCTCTGTGCTGCCACTTCTCACTTATACGTGGTGCGTCGCTATAGAGCTTATCATCTGACGCAGCTATAAGATGGGAAGTTCCATCTTGTTTAAACAACATTCCAAGACCCACAATAGGTGAGTCTGAGAAAGGTAAAGCGTATCTCTTAGTACGTCCATTACGTGGTATTATAGTACCCTTTTGTTCTAAGGACATATCTTTAGCTACTTGAGCTTCGTTTATATTTAAAAGGGAGCCACTTATAGTCGAATTAAGTCCTCCCGAAAAATCTTGTAAATGCACTGTTTCTACTTTGTTTACAGGTGGTCGTTTATTAGCTTCTACCATCTTCTCACCTCTCTATAAGTAATCATAAGGCGTATCAGGTCTATTAGGGTAATTAGAGTCTACAGTAGGGGTTATACGGCTGTTTTGACGTTTAGTAAGCTCAGTCATCAACTTAACCTTTCCTTCTTCGTATGCACCCATATATTCTCTATAAAGACCTATATTGCCATTTTTCCTGTGTGCCCTGCCTACTGCATAGTCCACAAGTAAATAATCCCAACCTTCAGGTATATCTGGTTTATCTGATGTTACATTCAAAGAACTCGGTCTATAAGAATATATAAGTTTAACATTACCATCTTCGTTAGGCGTAGGGTAAAGTTTTATGTTATCGTAGTACGTTATGTAACCTATAGGTTTAGCCGAGCTTCCTGTCATATTATTAGACTCAAGAGGTCTAAGCAATATATCCTCCCAAAATACGTCTATTATTTCCACAAGGTCTGTGGGTAGGCTTACAAACCCGTCTACAGACGCAACGTCTGCTGACTTTTCGAGAAGGGATAAAGTACCTAAGTCACTCAAACAGTCATTTATAAATCTACTTCTTTCTTCGTCACTAATAAGTCCTGGGTCTAACTGCATTTCAGTCTCTATAGCACTCATTAGTTCTCCTAACGTCCTCATGTATTACTCACCTCTAATCTTGTCTATAAGGTCTTTTTTAGTGTCTCTTTCTACGTAGTCTATACCCATATCGTCGCACATCTTTTGGAGGTCTTTCTTAAGGTATTCCTCAAGGTCTTCCTCTGTTTCTTGTACAACAGGGTTTTCCGTTTTTTCTACTTCTTCTAATATCTTAACAGGCGTTCTTCCTTGAAGTGTGTTAGCCACAGACTCATCTAATTCAATAGATTTAGCGTTTGCAGGTATTTCCAACACTTTACCGTTGTATTCAAATTTTAGGAGTTTACCTGTTAGGTTTTTATAAAACTTTTTCATACTTACCTCCTAATTAAATTTAGGGAGGACAAAGCCTCCCCTTAATTTATCTTATAGTGATGTATAATCTATATCGTCAAGTCTCGCAAATCTTCTTGCATTGTTGATAGTTAAGTTAGCAGTAAGTAAAATTTCCTGCTTCTTAGCTAATCTTGTGTCATCTGGTCTAAATTTAGTTGTTGCAAAGTTTGCGTTCTTATGAACTCTCCACTTCATATACTTACTGTTCAAGAAGTATATAGAACCTTCAGGACAGTTAGGGTCAGCTATGATTGGTTTACCCATAAATTCAAGAGTTTGGAAACCATAGTCAGCCATCTTCTTACCCATAGTAGTTTGAAGTTGTGTCTTAGCTTCTACTGCCTTGTAGTATTCATGCCATGTAGCAAGACCACAAAGTAATAGGTCAGGCTGGTCGTTACCGTCTGATATAGCAAGGAACGTCCTAACCATGTTGTTTAAGTCTAACGCTGCTGGTGTTCCAGGAGTCCCAGGGTTGTTAGTTGCAATCTTAGCCTTCCACCAAGCATAAGTAGCTCTGTCAATTCCACCGTAAGTGTTAGAGTCGCTTATAGCTGCTCCAAGACCGTCAATGTCTTTTCCTAAGTTTCCTGTTCCGTCTCCGTAGAGCATAGACGTTACTTGCTCTTTCAAGGTTTTTTCTACGATTTCAATTTTAGATTGAAGCATAGAAAGTACCTGAGTTTCACCTGAGTTTTTTAATTCTTCGTCTTTAGAAATTATGATAGGTGCTACGATATTCTTAGGCTCAAATTCAGCTGCACTGATTGGTATATCAGTATCGTAGGTAATTGTATCATAAAGACTATAAGACTTTATTCCAGTTACGTTGCCGTATACTAACGGCTCAACTATTTTATGTCCACCTGGAAAGGTCGACTTCTTCTTCTTCAGATACACTAAGAAAGGGTTTGACTTATAAAAGTTATCCACAACCTTAGGTATGTATTTTTTCTGCGTTAAAGCAGTAAGTGCGTCATAATTAAGTGGCATAGTTTACCTCCATAGAATTTTATTCTTCTACGAACAGACTTAGCCCTTCTGAAGATAATATGTCCTCATCAGACATTCTTCTATAATCTAATGATTTCTTAGGTTTGCCAGATTTACTACTCTGTACTGACGCCTTTTTTCTCACGTTATCTTTCTTGGACTGACGTCTTTTCGCATTAAATTTTTTAGTAGCTTCTATCACGTTGCTGTTAGAACCCTTCCATGCCATGTAGGCTATTTTCAAGTCCTTGCTATCGCTTATGTCAAAACCTTGTGACTCAGCCCAGTTCAGTATTTTATCTGCGTTTTTATTAAAAGTTTTATCACTTGATTTTAAATCTAATATTGCCTCTTTACGTTGTAGTTCAACTTCTTTCGATTGAATAGTCTTCTGGGAAGGTACTTTAGCCTTACCCTGCTGTATATTCTCTTGTATAGTCTGATTAATCAATCTCGAAAGGTCAGGGTTTTCTTTAAGAAGTCCCCACAAACGGGCAGCGTTAGTAATTTCAGCCTGTTCTATATCAGTACCTGCAGCTTCCTTTAGGTCTTTTAATAGCTTCTCTTGCTGACGTTCTAACCTCTTACTAACTATTTCGTCTACTTTCTTTTGTTGCTTTTCGTCGAATAGTTTATGTTCATCTTGTTGAGCTTCTTCATCAAACTCAACATCATCTTCTAAGTCCTCTGCGTCATCTTCGACGTCCTCGGTGTCTTCTGTGTATTCTTCGGTGTCTTCAATGTCTTCAACTTCATCTTCTACATCATCATTCTCGTAGTCGTCGTAACTACTATCCATTTCGTCGTTTACTTCATCTGTAACTAAATTAGTTGTATCCACGTCTTCTGTTGCCTCTGAAGCACCCTCAGGTACGTCCTCAGCAAACATTTGTAAATTAAGTGAGAATAAATCATTCTCTTTAAACATTGTGTACCTCCTTACCGTTTATAGTCCGTATGACTGTATTGCGTATAACCGACGCCTCGTTACTATAATTATACACTTTTTTACAACGTGTTGTCAAGATTGTTTTTGATAATATTATCCTTCAACCACTCAATATATAGTAGACCGTCCACAAGCTCCTCCTCTATATATAGTAATCGTGTCATAATGTCGTCCTTATTAAACTCTAAAGGTTGACCGTATTGGCTCAACCCTTTAGACTCTTGTTTCTTATATATTTTAGTTATATTGTCCCAGTACTTTCCCATAAACTCTCCTAAATAGTCATCTGTGGGGGGAAGTTACCTCCTTGCTGTTGCTGTTGTTGTCCACCACCTTGCATTTGTTGTACTAACTGCTCTACCATCTCAGGTGGTAATCCCATCTGCTCTAATTGAGCTATCATTTCCATCATAGGGTCTCCTTCAACCTCTGGTTTACCTGCACTCTTACCCGTTGCCTCTGCAGCAAGACGTTGAAGTATCTTATGTCTTTGTGGGAAGTCAAGTGCTTCAAGTAGTGCTTCCCTATCTATCGCACCAAGTCTAAATAAGTCTGACGCCATTTGACCTCTCTCTGCCTTTGCAGAAGGAAGTGCTGTATCAGTATTAGCACGTATATCCCAATCATACGTAACTTCTGATAAAACTAAGGCTATGCCGTTTTGTTCCTTCCATTCCTTTCTTGCCTGTTCCAATTCAGGAGTAACCTCTAATTCTTCATTAGGGTCAAACTGGTAGCCTCCTGTTTCTTCATCTACAAGCATTTCACCCATTTCACCTAACAGGGGCGTAGGCTGTGGTTGAAGCTCCTCAGGATAATCAGGTATTATAATAAAGTCCTTATCTTCATCTCCATCAGTTGACTTTATTAAACGTTCACTGTCGTACATCTGAAGCATAATCTGAAGTGTTAAGTTACCTACTTTAGCTATAGACTCAGCTAAGGTATCCACAAGAGCTGCAAGACGTGTTTCTGCTGAGTCCTTCAAAGACTCTATAGCCCTACCTGCAGTGATACCAGTAGGTCTCCTACCTTGAGTAACGTCGAACATTCCTGAAACAGTTTGAATTAACATCTCTGTTGCGTCCCTAAAGTTATACACTTCCATACCCATTTGAGGGGGACGATCATAGTGTACTGCTTTTGAAGGGTCTCCGTTAACGGTATAAGTACGTCCTTCAGTATTATCTAACTTAGAATTACTAAGTCCAGACTGACTTGATACAAACCTCTGCCTGTTAGCTAACAAACTTATATGCTTGTGTATCTTCAAGTCCATTGAGTCTACCCTATCCTGTAGGGGTTCTACTTCTTCTATTGCTCCTATACCCCTGTAGTATATGTTGTCTGCTCCGTAGTCTTCTCCTGCAAACCACACAACAAAAGGTGACATATTATGGTCGTAAATACTATACTCACTCCTAAGTGCAGTATTACCTGCTATGGTAACTATGTACCAATCATTTTCCCTGTCTTCAGACCAGTCTCTAAACCATGCTTCGTAAACGTCGTAAGAAGACCCTTGTTCTCTTGCTGCCTTCTTATTTTCAGTAGAAGTATAAAGTCCTTCGTTATCGTCTACGTCAGGATTAGTAGTGTGTCCTTCTGAAGGGTTTTCAGGAACTACACCGTATTCTGCATATATCTCGTCCACAGATACAGAGTCCTTCTTATGGATAATCCACCTTGCGTCTTCAAGGGTATTAGCTGCTGGGTCTACTAACATATTCTCAGGTGCTATTGCGTCTATTTGAACGTTGTCTTTTTCATGGGAATAAAATACTTTATAGTATGCCATAGTTGCTAACAATCCATTGTGGACTACTTCACGTGTAGCTGACTGAAGGTTTCCTCTTTCCAGCGTATCTTGTAGTGCTCGTGTCATTAAATCTGCTGCCAAGTCATCTCTAAACCCTCGTGGAGAGGCTGTCAATGGAGGCAAGTTACGTGTCATATTCGCCTTCATGGACTCAACATTTGCAAATAAATAATTAGTAAAATACAGTGGCATACCCTTACTTATGTTTTTAAGGTACGTCAATCCTCTCCTATACTTACGTCTATATCTCTGCCACACTGCTACCCTCTCATTAAGTGCTGTGTCACTTATAGCTATTATGTTATTAACAGTCCTTAGTGGATTGTCCTTAACCTTAGCTATAAGAGTGTTTTGAGGGGGTTTACTTTTTTTCTTTTTCTTCTTTTTCTCTGTGTCTTCATAATAATCTTCGTCGTTAGACTTAGATAACGCACGTTCTAAATCTTTAGTCTCTTTACTTTCTAACATTAATCAAACCTCCTTATTTTCTTGCTTGTTCTATAAGGTCTTCAATAGTATCAGGATTATCTTCCGTAACACCATATTCTTCCCTAACGTGCTTAGGTAAATCTCCTACGCTTGTTACTCCATGTGCTATAAGTAAGTCAGGCGTAATACCACTAAATTCATTTGCCTTATCTAATATATCTTGTCTTTCTTTTTCTCTTTTTACAGCCTGTCTATGTTTAGAGTCTTCGACTTCTAAAAAACACCTTGACATATAGTCACAGCCTTGCTTATAACCAGACTCATAATCTCTTACGCCTTTCTTATAAGTAAGGGTAACTCCTAATAAAAACCCTGTAAGTATACATATAAAAACAGTAAAAAATATCACAACTTCATTGTATGCCATTGTAATTCTCCCTCCTCTCCTTGTGTAAGCTCGTTAAGAAGTTGTTGTACTGTACCCTTCTTAACCTCTTTATTTTCATAATCTTTAGCAACATAGCTATCATAGTCATCTTCTGACTCAAACAACATAGCTACCACATCTGCTCTGTCGGGAGACTCTAAGCCTCTTTTTTTAATATCCTCTTTAGACTCAAGTTTATATCTTCCTGCAGAGTCAAACACGTACTTAGGTGCTGTTAACTGTCCTACCAACTTTTCATCAGCAGGTAGGTTAATCTCATTATTTCTAAACTTCTCACGTATCAAAAACCAACTTTCTGTACGCCTGTTTACAAATTTACTTGCGTTCCATGCTCTTTCTTGTGCTACGTAGTCGATAGCCTGGTAACCCCAAGCTCTAAGTATATCGGCTACACCTGCTCCAATACCTACAACGTCGACTTTTATAGTCTCAGGCTTTTCTCTGTCGGCTATCTTCTTAGCTGCCTTAGCTAAGGCGTATACGTCTACGTTGTTTAATACTTCGTAGGAAGTAAGAGAGTTACCTTTACGTATACCTATTACAGACTCGTCATCTCCAAAACGTGCGACATCTATAGCCATACCAACCCTGTCCTTATCCTTAAAGTCAAGTTCTCTTTCTTTTGCTCTTAACACCCAACCTAACGGTATCATGGTGTCCGTTCCTATGATAGGGAAGTTCCCCATTACCCTTGCTTGGAAGGCAGGAGAGTCTTCGCCCCATATCTCCATATGCTCTGCTACCCAACGTGGGGTAATCAGAGAAGGGAAGATGAGACTGTCCATTTTGTCTCGCCATTCCCCTGATTTTATATCTTCATAGGTTATACCATTCTCCGTAAAGTTAGGTGTATCAAAAGCAGAAATGTGTATTTTGTTATATAAGTCGCTGGAAAAGGCATCAAAAAATCTCCCAGAAGGTTCAGTAGGGTTACCAATAACTAACAATCTTGCACCTGAAGACGTTAGTATAGCGTCCATACCTTCCCATATAGGAGCCTCAACACCTGCTGCCTCGTCAATAACCCCTAATATATTATCAGCGTGGAAACCCTGAAACCTATTAGCGTCATTAGTAGACAGCCCAACAGCAAACCACTTAGCCCCCATAGTCCATGAAACGTTCAAACAACGTCCACCTAAGGGATACTTAGAGTTTTGATGTATATTATTTATTTCTTGCCACAACAACTCTCTAACCTGACGAGCCGTCGGAGCAGTTGATACCACAATAGAATTGGGGTGAGTAGCTAAAAACCACGTAACCGTATTAGCCGTAACGAAGGTCTTACCTGCACCGTTACAGCTCCTAACTGCTGTTCTTGCATTTTTCTGTACTGAGTTAATTATCTCCTGCTGCTTTTTCCACAGGGTAGTCATGCCTATAACGTTCTCAACGAAAAACGTAGGGTTTTCCTTACCCTTTTTATACAGGGATATTAACTCTTTTGTGATTTTACTCATAATCTATCTCCCTCTTAATTACAGTATCAATGTCTTGTAATAGCAGGTCTACAGCCTCTTTGGTAGTTAAGTTCCCATGTGGGGAGTCATCTATCTCGGCTCTGCCCTCAGGCGTAGAATAGTATGCTATTAACTCGCTTCTTAATTCTTCCTTAGCCTCCAACACGTCCTTGTAGTCATATACATCTTTTTTATTATCTTTTTTATTATCTTTTTTATTATCTTTAGACTTCTTTAGCTTTTTAGTCTTAACTTTACCCTTAAAGCTCTCTTTTACTTCCTTCCATGTCTTAGGCTTGTAATTCCGTCTCAAAATCTCACCCCCTTACAGGTTAAACCCCACAATACTGTTTATAAGTCGTCCATCTCCATACATCTTATACTTACCGTCATATTTCATCATAGTCGACCCTCCACCATCTATAGAAAGGGCTATATCATACCAACAGTCATCTACCAACTGCCTTAAATCGTAGTAATAGGCACTCTCATGGAATATCATAGGTCTCGTCATAAGGTAAATGCAGTTGTCCTTTTTACGGTATCCTATGACAGTCTTATTAGCACGTCTTAAAACATCAGAATACACACCTCTAAACCCTTCTTTATGAGGGGCATACTCAAAGTCGGGGTTAAATTTATTAACTAACCCAACGCCACCTATAGCATATCTTACTTTAAATATATCTAACTGACTGGCACTGTGCAAAAGTCTCATCTCTACAGTGTTGTCATCATATACTATAAAAGTACTCTGTGGGTAGGGTCTGTGGTTGGACTCATTTCGGTATATCTTACCATCAATCACTAAAATCGAAGTAGGATATAATACGCCAGGCTTATCACTACGCCCAAAAAACGTCCCGTTGACGCAATTTTTCTCTAAAATACTGTTATTTGGCTTGTCCACTATGTCAATATTAAAGGCACTCACGTCAGCCCACATTTGTCTCGTTTTATTTGGTGTTTCGCTGTAGTTAACCTGTTTCGGGTCATTAGGGGGAGTCACGCTCAGCCCGTCAAGCAGAGTATCCACAGCCTCTAAGTGTTCTCTAATCTTCTCTATACTCATCTTCTTCTACCTCCTCGTAGTCAACCTCGTCTATTAACTCGCCTTCTGGTAATTTTTTCGCTGCCTCCTTCGCCAAGTCAGCCCAAGTGTGCACGACCTCACCACTAACGTTAACGTTGCTGGAAGACCGTTTCTGGTACTTGTCTGGTTTTAAGGCTTTAAGTGCTTCTAATAATAACTTGTCCGACCCATTCATGGCACGTCTAAATAATTCTTCTTCCAAACTATCCCGAGCTATGTCCACTGCGTTCTCCAACGCCTCAGCAAACGCCTCGTTTTTTAGCCACTTCTTGACGGTACTATAGCTAACCTCAGCCAACTCACAGGCACCCTTTTTAGTACCCTTCGTAGCGTAGGCAACTATGTAAAGCTGTTGGACAGCATTTAACTTACTATCACTAAAGTCAAACAACTTACTCGGGTCGTCCACTAAACTCAACGTCTCGTCAATGTCGTAGGGGTCACCCGAAAACTCAGGACGCTTTATGGAGTCCTCAACCTTAGTAAGTGTAAGTGAACTTTTATCAGGCTCGTAGTCATCTATCTCAACTATTATATCGTCAAAGTTTACGTCACTCACAAAAATGCACCTCCTTCACCACAAATTGTACTATTTTATCAACACCTTGTCAATAGAAAAGTCGAAGGGTTCCTCACTACCACTTCGACCTATCTATGTGCGTCACTATTTTTATTTAAACTAAATAATTGTCTTGTTGAATTAAATATTCTCTTTTTTTAAATGTTGGTATAAATTAACTTTAATCATTGGATTGAGTAGAGCGACCAAACTCTACTTATCTATTAAGTTTTTATTCTGATTGAGCTATCATACCGTTAGCTCTCAACTCAGCAAGTAAAGCATTGTGACTATCCACAATAGCCTGTACTTCAGCTTGAGTATATGTTGCACTTACGTTTGCTACGTCGGCTATAGGAGTATAGTCTTTGTCAACCATACTTTGTCCCGTCACTAACGATTGCTTTAGTCCTGCCATATACTTACCACACCTCCTTAGCCTAAAATATCATCTCCCTTACCATAAAAGTAGGAAGGACTTAGGGGGGAACCAAGTCCTTGCACCACCATATACAAAAATAAATAAAGGAGAATAACTTAAGTTAATTATATCCTAAGTTTGACAAGCTGTCAAGAGAAACTTGTCGAATAAGTATGGTAGTGTTGAAAGGACTGTCAAGGGTTATTTTTAGTTGTATATATTTTTTAGTGTCCGTAGTTTAGAGACATAGGGGGGGTTGAAAAATTTAGTGGCACGTAGAGAGAGGGGGAAGTCATTTAGGGTAGGGGATTAATTTAGCAAAAGGTGGGTCGAATGAATTGAGCCTCATACTTTAATATTTATACAGTTTTGTGTATTTTATTCAATAAAAAAATCAACTAAAAAAATTTAAGCTATAGCTTTATTAATTCAATAAATACACCCATGTTGATATATGTTAGTAGCAGTATGTGGGTATTATCTTAAATTAATTTAATAGCTGTAATCCAGTGATACCAACGGTTACGTAGATTACGTTAAAATTAATTAAAAAAAATTTTAAAAAAAGTATTGACAAGTTTGTCAAACTGTAATAATCTATAGACAGAAGCAAGGCACACCAAACACACATCGAACACCTGTTCGATATAGCACTTAGACAAGTAAATATCAACGTTTGAACGTACTACTTTAAATAAAAGCACAAAAGAAGGTGAATAAATAAAACGCTCTAAGGTAGTAAGCTCAACGTTTACATAAAAAAAAAATAAATCTAAAGGGAGAATTTAATATGAAATTTAATAAAATAATTGTAAGTGAAACATTAGAACTTAGTAAAGATTTAGGATTAGTAGTTGAAGTGGTAGAAGGTAAAGAAGACGACGTATTAACTCTATGGTTACAATATAAGAATAAAGAGGGAGAGTGGGCGTATAAGTCAAGTAAAGGTGCTACAGGTATTAGAATACCAATGAAAAACAACCTTCAAAAGTTTCTAAGCGATAACTTAGTAAGTGCATTTAAAGCAAGTAAAGAACATGTAAAAGAAGTTAAAAAAGACGTTGCAAGTAAAATAGACGATATGACAGAAGAAGAAAAAGCAATATTGCTAAAAGCACTACTTGCAAAAGAAACAAAAGAAGAACCTAAGAAGTCAACTAAAAAGTCAACTAAGAAGTCAACTAAAAAAGATGAGTTAGATTTAAGTTTAGAAAATATCATTAAAAAACTTAAGAAGTAACTAAAAATAGGGAGTCGCAAGGCTCCCTAAATAACCACAAAAGGGGTTGATAACATGGATAACATTTTTAAAAACATCTTAAGATTTGATAGCTTTGAAATCGAAGACTTTGAAATCGAAGACCTTGACCTAAGAGAAGACTTTGAAGACCTTGAAGACAAGTAAAAAGAAGAGCCGCAAGGCTCTTTTTTTTTATGCTCTTATTTATAGGCTCTTATTTACGTTTTAAGCAATTTTTATGCGTATTAATAGTTAGATATGCTTAAGCTATAAAAACATCAAATACCTATCAAATTTTAAGTCTAATCTACATTTGAGTTAGTGGGTATATATACACACTAACCACCCCCCCTATTTTATCCTGAGTTAGTAGGTATATATACATACTAACCACCTACTCTATTTTATCCCATCACTTGACAAACTAAGGCAGTTTTGCATAATTATTCATTTAACCTGACACGTATAGGCACATATATAAAAATAACCCCCTAATAGCGTCTGTCTGTAGGCACGAGTCTATATTGCCACGTCGACGTCTCCTCCCTCCTGACACGTCACACGACGTTATATGACGTTACGTTAAGCCGCTCTTATCCCCACAAGGAAATGTCGAGTCTGTCTGTAGGTACGGAGCTATGGGTAGAGTACCCCCCAAGAGATGCCCATTAGAGACGTTATTTTGCCGATTTTACGCATTTTCCCCGCTAAGGCATACT